TAAAGTTTTCCGTCATCGTGATATGCCTTGCTAATTTCCATTATAGAAGATTTACGGTTCTCAATCATACAATCAATGATTTCATTGAAAGCCGTACCACGGTCTGCCGCTTCGCTATCGAATGGCTTGCGGTTAATCCGGTCTATCAGTTCTTGAAACTGTTGTTCGTGAAATTCTTCAGGAGTATGGGGTGGATTTTCTGACCACCCCCAGTACTTATCCCAAATCACATCACTATTCAGATATGCCCCAAAGGCATCAAGAAGCGTTGCGTAAATACGATATTTAGGCTGCTGGTTCATATTTCTTTTCTGAATTAAGTTTCAGATTCAAAGACTTCGCTTTGTTAGCTACCAACTTTGCCGCCATTTGCTTTGAAGAACCAACGTGCTCAAAGTTATCTATTTGCGCGATAAAATTATTGGCAGATTCCGCATCCGTAATAAGTTCGATCTGTTCTTTTATCTCTTCAATAACTTTATCATACTTTTCCTGTGCCTCTTTCTTGGCAGCAAGCATACCCAAATACGAATTGATTATCTTGGCGGTGATAAAGTCGTTCTTTGCGGTTGGATTACCATTCTTGTCAAGGATGGTAGGAACTTCCATCACTGAAGGAAGATTGCAAGTATTCTTACCGTCATTTCTTGAAGTTGGGTCAAAAGTGATGGTACGTCTTTGGACGCCTCTTTCGCTTTTCATTTCAAGATAACCGAGCAAATCCAGTTCAGTAACGATAGAGTTGTAGGATTTTTCACGCAAGGCAGGGATAAACACCGTATCATCACCTTCTTTTCTTGTGTCGCGATGGGCAACGAAAATGATGTGCTTGTTAAGCCCCGAAAGTGTTCGTGTCATCCATGAAAACTCCGCATTGATACCGCTCCAATCCTTGATAGACGGTTGGCGGCTGCCACATTTATAAGTAATGATGAAATCCATCATCTTGCCAATGGTATCTACCACGATTGTCTGATAGGCAGACAAATCCTCCTGCAAGACCTGTTGAACATCACTCCATGAAGTGACCTGTACAGTATCTATGTTTTCCAAATGCGCCATATTCATACGCTTAACGCCATTATCGAAATCCAATAATAACGGTTTCGGTGCGCTCAATGCCACTGTTGATTTTCCCATACCAGCCTGACCGTAAATCATCATCTTTACAGTGGTAGGAATTACTAATTCATTTGATTTTTTAATAAGACTCATAATCGTAAAATTTAAAGGGTTTATATTACTTTCATTCTATTCAAAAATCTGTTGATCGACTCCAAATTGTACCAAATCATTTTTCCATCTTTGGCAAATGAAACCTGGGCGTTATTCCTAAGTTTATCAAGGATCCTTCTTTCTCTAACTTTTCCAAAAAGTTAGGTTCATACCCAAGTGTCTTTAACCATCTGAACGCTTCTCTTTGCTTGATTTCATCAGATACAGGAGACCGTTTCTTCTCACTGGCAGCTGCACCAAGCTCCGCCATGTCCATGCAGATATTTTTAAATTCAAATAATTCAAGTCTTACCTCCATACCGTCCAGTTCTTTCAATTCGTTCAACTCTCGTTCTTCGTCCCCTTCTCATATCGCCCTGTTCGTGATAGAGCGAAAAAGAAAAGATGCACAACAGGCAGAAAGCAACAGCCGACCTAATAGTAGGTGAAAAGTCCATCGTGAACTTCATACCAGCTATTCTCTCATATAGCATGGTTGCCAGTTCTCTGCCGTTCCTTACGTTCAAAATCTCAAAAGCTCTTTGCAGTTGGTTGTTTATCGTGCTGACCGCTCGGCATTTGAAGTTTGCGATTTCTTTTTTCTCATACCCTTGTGCATACATTCGTGCCGTAATCTCGCATTCAGGTGTAAGTTCATTAAAAACTCTCTTCATAATCGTGTAAGTCAGCTGATTAATAATTGCGAATAACCTCAATATATCCGGCTTCCCTGTTAGTGTCCACCGAATACAAAGTTTGCTTCTTGTCTATTATCCGATCAATCCTTGCCAGCCTGTTAAGATCAGCGGTACACCTGCGAAGCTGTCCGGCAAGTTTGTCGCTAAAGTCAAAGCTGATTCTGTCATTCTTCTTTTTCAGCTTTTTCTTGATTTCTGTTCTTTCTTTCAGTTCTTTTGCCATAAGAGTAAAATTTAATTAATGATTCGTGGATGGTAAGGGAATCGAACCCCTCTCAATCGTGCCAATTGTTTGCGCAACACGAAGCTCTAACCGATAAGCTAACCATCCGATTAAAAAAGGTGCACTATCCTCACGGACAGCACACCCAGTACAAACACAATATAAAACACGAATATCTAATCTATTATCAGAACAATGCTTTTAACCGCGTTCTTGAAATGATCAAACTTCCGGTTCAAATCACTCCAAGATTTATACCATGTATTTTTCTCTTCAGCTAATTTCTCGTTAGCCTCTTCCAGTTCCTGCACACGCCTTACTAAATCTTCATGCGTCATGCCTCTTAATTCTTCCACTGTCATAATCGTATAAATTTAAAATGTCGTTAAAAAGGTAGGAGTCGAACCTACTTCTTGTAAGCTAAATGAATATATAAATTAGAATATAAGTTAATACCAACAATTAATCGCTTACACGCATTCCAACAATGCTACTTCATAAATTACCGCCCAGCTGGTTTACAAGGTGATTGTGCACTCATCCCCATGCGCCTTGTGCCGGATTATAGGACTACCTTTTAGCGGTCTGTTTTAAGTTCTCTATAAGTTATTCTCATGAGCGACACACACCCTACACATATAACACTCATTATAGTGATAGAGAATATTTTCATAGGACTGTAAGTAGTAATAGCCCCGTAAAGCATACCGGCAGCACATATACTAACCAATATAGATAAAACGAATTGGATTGTTTTCATAATCGTATAAATTTAAATAAGTATCTGTACCCTAATCGAATAGCAGAACCTTATTTCAGTTCAGTACAGACTATAAGACCTTTCAGCGATACTTGTGCCTAACCAAGCATACTCACCACGCTAAAGACAAATTGGCGTGCTGAAAGTAAAAATCATTTCAACTTCGTGGCTTTACCACCATCAGACATATACAACCATTCGCCCATTGTCGGCTTATCCTCGGTTGCTATCGGTGTCAATTCCGTTCCACTTGCACCCACCACTATCCACCATCACTGGCTTCGCTTACGTGCCTTCGCAGAAATATATCTTTTTATCGTATCAATATGTCAAAGAACCAATCAATAGTACCCTACCCGATTCTCGCTATCGGTTGCCGTTCAATCCGTCTGTAGGGCTGTCGTGCGTTGCATAATCGTGTATTATGCGTATCGGCTGATACCTTGTACCCGGCATAGAGCATCGTAGTCCATGCCATCATCTTCACAAGTTTCAAAACCTTTTAAGGCATCTTCCAAACTGTCTATCTCATCCGTTATCAACTGGATAGCTTCTTTTTTGCTATCAGCATTGAACATCAGGCAGACAGCCTCTTCATCATTGTTATGGGCAGCCTCTAAATCTTTATAAAGGCTATCCAACTGCTGGTTAATCGTGTAAGCATTCATATCCATATCTTTTATGCGATTGACATCAGATTAGCTTTTTTGAAGCATCTGAATTCTTGGCGTTCAGTATCATAGTAAGTCTGGACGGTATCATTC